AAGGCCATTGGTATATGATCAAAACTGGAAAGGGTATTACGGTGATTATCCCGACTTGTACAAAACATATGGAGAAAAATTGGAAAAATATAAAGGTTAAATTTCTATTTGCTTTTTCCAACAAATTAGTTTAAAATACATTTTTAACCAGGAGATTCCGATGTCAGGTCCACGCACGTTCAGCGGCGAACAAAAAGCCAAACTCACCCAACTCATCAACGAAGGCATGCAGGTCATGCACGAAGTTGACACACTCAACGAAGGTCTAGCCGATACGGTCAAAGCCATTGCAGAAGAATTAGAAGTCAAACCTGCTGTGCTCAAAAAAGCCATACGTATTGCACACAAAGCCGCATTGGGACAAACCAACGCCGATCACGAAGAACTCAACACCATCTTGGAAACTGTTGGTAAAACGCTGTAATGAACGATACACTACATGGAGTCTTTGCTTGGATCCGAGAAGATTACACAAGCAATAGGCTTCGTTTCGGTTTTGAGGTCTTGGCTTGGGCTATATCTATTGGTTGTAGTATCACTATGGCCCTCACCGTGCCTAATCCTCCCCTACTGATCATGTACCCTATCTGGATCGCAGGTTGTGCTATATATGCTGGGTGTGCTTATAGCAGACGTAGCTTTGGTATGTTGGCTAATTATATCTTGCTTGTCACAATTGATTCGGTTGGATTAATCCGCATGTTGATTGTGTAAAATAAATATTGCTATGGTCTCGCCGGACTTGAAACGGCATGTAGAGTTGTGTATGCTCAAAGTTACACAGAGGACAAAAGAATGAGTTATGTAGATGCGCTCTATGACAGAGCCAAGGATAGGATACATGTAGTTGAACGTGTCAACGGTGAGAGAGTATATCACGAGTATCCAGCGGACTTTGTATTTTACTACGATGATCCCCGCGGCAAGTTCCGCACCATTTACGACACGCCTGTCAGCAGGTTCAGCAGTCGTAACAGCAAAGAATACCACAAAGAACTAAAAGTCAACTCTGGTAAACGACTGTGGGAAAGTGATATCAATCCCATATTCCGTTGCCTTGAAACAAACTACTTGGGTGCAACCTCGCCCCGACTACAAACTGCATTTTTTGACATTGAGGTTGATTTTGATCCTGAGCGTGGCTATAGCAAGCCAGAGGATCCTTTTAATAGAATCACCTCTATTTCCATATACCTGGACTGGTTGGACAAATTAGTTACACTTGCTACTCCGCCTAAAAGTTATTCGTGGGCCACTGCCGAAGAAATTTGCAATGGATTTGAGAATTGTTATTTGTTTGAGCGCGAAGCGGACATGCTCAACACATTCCTTGACTTGATCGACGACGCTGACATTCTAAGCGGATGGAACTCAGAAGGTTTCGACATTCCCTATACTGTGATGCGTATCACTCGTGTGCTCAGCAAGGATGACACAAGACGTTTTTGTTTATGGGGGCAACTGCCTAAACAAAGGACCTTTGAACGCTTTGGCGCAGAGAATTTGACTTTTGACTTGATTGGTCGTGTGCATATGGACTATATGCAACTGTACCGCAAGTACACCTATGAAGAACGACACAGTTATAGTCTAGACGCAATTGGTGAATACGAAGAGTGCGGCAGTAAGGTTGCTTACGAAGGCACCCTGGACCAATTGTACAACAATGACTTCTCCAAGTTCATTGACTATAACAGACAGGATACCATGCTGTTGGCCAAACTGGACAAGAAGCTTCGCTTCCTGGACTTGGCCAATGAACTTGCTCATGACAACACGGTGTTGTTGCCAACCACAATGGGTGCGGTTGCAGTAACAGAGCAGGCCATCATCAATGAAGCTCACCAGCGTGGTATGATTGTTCCCAATAGAAAGGCCAAAGATGATCCAAGAGAAACGCAAGCCGCAGGTGCCTATGTTGCTTACCCCAAAAGAGGTGTCCACGAATACATCGGCGCCATCGACATCAACAGTCTCTACCCCTCGGCTATTCGCGCCCTCAACATGGGGCCAGAAGCAATCGTTGGGCAACTCCGGACAACAATGACTGACCGTTACATCGCAGAAAAAATGGCCGGTGGGGCCAGTTTTGCTGATGCATGGGAAAATATGTTTGGTACTAAAGAATACCAAGCAGTGATGGACAATGAGCCAACAACAGAAATCACCATTGACTGGGAGTCGGGCGAACAAACTGTGCATAGTGCCGCCGAAGTTTGGAGATTGATATTCAATGGTAACCAACCCTGGACACTCAGTGCCAATGGCACAATATTTAGATATGACATGAAGGGTATTATTCCCGGACTGTTGGAAAGATGGTATGCTGAACGAAAAGAAATGCAAGCAAAAAAGAAGGCCTCAGAAACTGCTGAAGACCAAGCGTTCTGGGACAAGCGGCAACTCGTTAAAAAGATTAACCTCAACAGCCTATACGGTGCCATCCTCAACCCGCACTGTAGGTTCTTTGACCAGCGCATTGGCCAAAGTACGACGCTTACTGGTCGTATCATCGCCAAACACATGGACGCCACAGTTAACGAAGCAATTACAGGCAACTACGACCACGTTGGTTCAAGCATTATCTACGGCGACACGGATTCCGTATACTTTACAGCGTGGCCCGCGGTTCAAGCGGAAGTAGCCGCAGGCACAATGCAATGGAACAAGGACATTGCAGTACAACTGTATGACACCATTGCTGATGGTGTGAATGAGTCATTTCCCACATTCATGGAACGTGCTTGCCATTGTCCACGTGACATGGGTGCCATTATCAAAGGTGGACGAGAGCTTGTGGCCAGCAAGGGTCTGTTTATTAAAAAGAAACGCTATGCTGTTCTTATCTATGATTTAGAAAACAACAGACTAGATACACATGGCAAGCCTGGCAAAGTAAAAGCCATGGGCCTGGATCTTAAACGCAGTGATACCCCAAAGGTTGTACAAGAATTTCTAAGCGAAATTCTCATGGATGTACTGACCACGCCAGACGCCAGAGAAGTGGTGATTGAAAAAGTGCGTGAATTCAAGTTGGCATTCCAAGAACGTCCTGCGTGGGAAAAAGGCACTCCCAAACGTGTCAACAACTTGACCAAGTACACCGCCGAAGAAGCTCGACTGGGCAAAGCCAACATGCCCGGGCATGTGCGAGCCGCAATGAATTGGAACAACTTGAAACGCATGTATGGTGACAACTACTCAACCAGTATCGTTGATGGCATGAAGACCATTGTGTGTAAACTAAAGGACAATCCCTTGGGTTACACCAGTGTTGGATACCCCACAGATGAAACACACATACCACAATGGTTCAAAGACTTGCCATTTGATCAAGACAGTATGGAAACAGGTATCGTGGATCAAAAGGTAGAAAATCTATTGGGTGTGTTGGAATGGCAAATTTCCGAAAGCACAGATATTAGATCAACTTTCGATTCTTTATTTACATTCGAGTAATTTATGAAACTAAGTGAACTTGTTGACCTAAGAGAAAGACTTAAAAAAGCATTCTACCTGGATCCGGTTCTGGCCAGCATCGACAATCTACGATTGAATCTTAGTCTTGTAAATCAAAATGTTGATGAAAATTACAACAAAGAATTAGATCTACTAATCAAAGACTACAGAGATCTACGTGTAGAAATAAATCGCCCCAGCGAGCGTGTGCAAGAAATCATAGACACCATCAACAAAGAAATATCATCCAAGAGTAGTCATTTTTTCTTAAACAACTACGAAGATGAATTAACTTACGAAAATCCAGCCAATATTCGAAATATTCGAAAAATGCACATTCCAATGCAGATACAACAAGAAATAGAATCGCGAATTGCATTGTATTCTAGTTGGAGATATCCGTGTCTAGAACTGGGCTGTAGAGATGGAGAATGGACCAAACTGTTGGTTGCCAGTGATCCTTTGTACATCACCGACGAGCATCAAGAGTTTTTAGATAATGCTGTTAAAGATTACACTCATGAATACCAACGACGTATACGTCCCTATTTGATCAAGAATAACGAATACGGTATATTGCCACAGAATCAATTCAATTTTGTATTCAGTTGGAATCATTTCAACTATAAAACACTAGACACCATCAAGCAGAATCTAAAACAGGTGTATAATCTGTTGCGTCCCGGTGGTGTATGCATGTTCAGTTACAACAACGGCGACATACCAATGGCCGCAGGCTATGCTGAAACATATTTCATGAGCTATGTACCAAAAAGTTTGTTGATGCCCATCATATTGGGCCTGGGCTACGAAGTTGTTCATCAACAGGATCACGAGCCTGCCATCAGTTGGATAGAAATACGACGTCCGGGCGAGTTGTCCACTGTAAAGGCACACCAAGCAATGGGCACAATCAAAGAAAATATTGTCAAATAAGTTGACAGGTCTAAATACAATCATCTATAATACACATTAACAGGAGAAACTCAATGCAAGACTATTTGAAAGACATTGTACAGCACACACACGGACTGGGTACCATTGACATGGTAAAAGTCATTGGAACAGATTCGGAAACCAGGATCGTTGCCTTGGCCGAGGACAAAACAGTTGTAGTGGATGCTGTATTTAAAAGCGCACACCCAGACTTCGTTGGCACATTTGGTATGCCAAACTTGAACAAGTTGAACACCATCTTGGGTATTCCCGAATACAAGGAAAACGCCAAACTCAGTGTTACCAAGCAAGACCGCAATGGCGAGTCAATTCCAGTTGGTGTACACTTTGAAAACAAGGCCGGAGACTTTAAAAACGACTATCGTTTTATGTCGTCGGAAGTGATCAATGACAAATTAAAAAATCAAAAAATGCGTCCAGTCAAATGGAATGTGGACTTTGCACCCTCTGTGCAAAATATTCAACGCCTGCGTTTCCAGGCCAGTGCCAACAGTGACGAAACCACATTCACTGCCCGAACAGAAAATGGCGATTTGAAGTTCTTCTTTGGCGACCATGCCAGTCACGCAGGTAACTTTGTGTTCCAAGCCGGTGTCACAGGCATACTGAGCAAGGCATGGTCATGGCCGGTTGCGGCTGTTATGGCCATCTTGGCTTTGTCTGGAGATAAAACATTCAGAATCAGCGATGAGGGTGCGGCACAGATCACTGTGGACTCGGGCATTGCTGTTTGGAACTACACCTTACCAGCACAGATCAAGTAATGCTGAATCTGATGCGCAGAGGCTACATGCCCGGAGGTGGAATGCTGTCACCCGACAGCAAGACCTTTGTGCTGAACATTCCCAAGAATGCCAGCACCTATGTGACCAATGTGTTGCGGGGCAATGAATGGACGTACTCGGACATCATGCATGTTGTCAATGCCGGGCGAGAACATGTAAAATGTGTTGTACTGCTTCGTGATCCTACAGAAAGATGGGTATCGGGTTTTGCCACCTACTGTGCCAGTTATGTGTTGGGTTATGGGTACGGCAGTGAGTATTTCATGCGCGACTACAACGATTTAACTGAGCGCATTATCTTTGATAATTTGGTATTTGATGACCATACAGAGCCACAAACTACATTTGTTCGTCAACTGCCCAACCAATTCGATAAACAATATATTCTTATCAAGGGTGGACGTGACAAATTGATTAAAAACTTGTCCGATGTCACTGGGCAAGAATTAACCGTGCCATATGTGGATGCCAATGTGTCTGAAGACACGTACGATATTAAGAATATCGCCAATTTCATGCGTGATAAAATTACCCCAACACTACAAACAAAAATATTCGATAGATACCACCAAGACTACGAAATGTTAAACCAAGTATTGATCCATGAACCAAGATGATTTAACCAGCAAGCAGAAAGACTATGCTGTGTTCTTGCCTGCTATCAGTGGCTTCTATGCCACATTTGTGGGCAAACAAAGAGTCAACAATGATTATGTAGACCCTGCACGTTTTCCGCAGGGCATAACGGATATGGAACAGATGAATTGGCTCAACAGTCAACAGGG